ATTAATTGATTTGGAGGTTTTAATCGCTCTGCCCTAACATCATAATTTTCATCAGTAGATAATTTAAAGTCAGAACTCTGTGTAGTAAACGCTTCTGCAGTTGTAATCAACTCATCTGAACTAAATCCAGCTTCGTCAAAAAATACTAATGTGGCACGCTTACTTCTATTATTGTCAGAATTACCATTAAGTGTAAATATCTCAGATCCATTATAGAATCCCACATGATATCCAGTTTGAGAATGACTAAATCCAGTTTTACAGGCTGGCGATTTTACAACTTCACCCATAGCTATATCTTTTAAACTTGGCAACGAATCGGAAGTTTTACCTTTTCTTAAAACGATTTCTTCTATTTTTGTGAACGTCTCTTGCGATTGAGAACCAACACTCGACACAATATATATTTTCTGATTTTCATAAAGCAATGCTCGTAACAACATTATTATTGCACCTAAAAAACTTTTTCCAAAGTTTCTACTTGCAGCAAGACAGACATATGGTTTGTTCCATGTTTCTTGTAATATCCATTTTTGCGAATCCATCAATTTTATTCCTAGCAACTCCTCACAAGCAATTACTGGATTTCTTCTTAGGTATAATATCGTTTCTGCGTCTTTTGCATACATCGCTCTCTTCCTCGTACTAAGCATTCTTGCATTAGGCATTTATCCCACCCTCTCTATTAGAAGCTTGAGCTGAGTATAACTTCCGGTTCTCTTCCTTTAATTTGTCAGTCTCATCATATAACGATTGTATTAGTTCTTTCTGTTCTTTTATCATTTCCGAGTAATCATTTTCATCAAATTGTAGTTGAGACCATATCGCCTCCGTGCTTATTTTAGCTACTCTACTCATTCCGTAGCCTTTCATTTGATCATACCAGTCAGCCTCGGCATCTTCAAAATTAAGCTCTCTCAACTCTTTCATTTTATATGTCAGTGTAGATCTTCCAGCTCGCTTATCTGCTCTATTTTTTACAGAAATAGCGTTCTCTTTTGCAATTTTATCTGTCCCAATAACTATCTTATTTTTTATTTCAGTTAATGATTTTACATCTCCTTGGCTACTAGATAAATTTTCCATGTATTTATTTATGTCTAAATCTATTCTTCTCACTTGGTTATTATTATTCACCAGTTGTACTACTTGTGATAATTTAAATGGGTCTTCTAGAGTATCTTCATCTAAATATTTCAACAAATCAATATATAAAAACTCTCTGTCAAAATTATTATATCCAACAAATGGATCTGATTCCATCATGTTTGTTACATCATTCATTGCTAACTTTGCCCCATCCGACAATGTGTACTCTTCTGCTTCTACTGATTCTTTTTTGATATCAATATCAAGATCTATTATTCCTTTTGGAACAAATTCAAATTCACACCCGTTCTTGTATCCAAATGAATTTAACTTCTGCATATATGTTTTAAAATATGTTGGGGTGTCAGATTCACTCAATTGATTTACCATCCCGTTGTACGTTCCATCATCAAATGGTATATCATATCTCATGCATGTGATTGTCAACGCATCATATACATTATCCAATATATCATAATTTTTCTTAAATTCTTTAACCATACATTCTTTACAGAAAGGGTATATGGTTTTTCCATCATGATTCTTATTATTTCTATATAATCCAGAGTGAGTCATATAGAAATTTGCAGACGATGATGCCTTATCTTTGCCACATGTAGGGCAACGCATCGATTTTGTGGCTGCTTTTGTGCTTGCGGCAGTTTTTCTCTTCGGTGTTGCCATTCAAATCACTCCTTCTTCAAATTTAATTTATCAATTAGTATTTCTTCTATATTTTCGTAATCCCAATATGGAATTCTGATCAATTCAATGTCATTATCTCTACAATACTCATCTTTAATTTCGTCATTCCTTTTAGTTTTTTCAAACCCACTCGCTCCACCAAAAAATTCTATGGCTTCAAAGTGCTGTTTCCCATCAGCTTCTATTAACGTATTCATACTTTCTATATAAAAGTCAAATGGTAATGGATTGGTATGTTTGCAATCTTTGAATCTATATTCTCTTTTATAGTCAATTTCATTATAATCCATAAAGTCTGCTATATTTTTTTCAAGTTTTGACTCATTGCAACTTGGACATCCTACTCCATTCTTATGATGATAATAATTAACTTCAAATTCTTTGTGATATTTACAAATTACAATTCCTTTTGATACTTTTCCTGAATAAACATACCTTGAATAGTCATATTCATCACCATGACATTCTTTAAACTCCATTATTGCATAGTTATTTTTATCTATGGCTGATTTTATGGTTGGCATACTGCCCCTCATTAATGATGATGGGGTTATTATTATCTGACCATACTTTGAGTTAAAAATTATATTATTACAATTTCCATTATATTTACTAATTGGCTCTAATTCAATATTTGCTCTAGGGTTCACCAGCTTTAATTCTTTTAGGAATTTCTCCATATCATATGTCATTCCCTCATTAGTTCTCATTCTACCACAAATGGGACATCCTTGCCCTAAAAAATGTGAAGAAAAACGCTGATTAAATTCCCCATGTTCTTTGCATATTATAACGGTATTATCATGTGCCTTAATAAATTCAGATTTAGAATAGTCATAGACATCTCCGTGTATTTTTCTAGATTTATTTATAGCATATGTGGTCTTATCCACTGCCACTGATATTGTAGCCTCATGACCACTCAATAATTGAGTTTTTGAAACACTCAACCAACCAAACTCATCTCTTATTAATATTTTAAAACTATTTGTATACCCACCAAACTCCAGTATTTTCAAAAAGTATTCGCAATTTACCTCTTTGAACATAGCTTTAAAATATTCTAATTTATTTATAGCACTTCTAATACTCGGAATTCTACCATCAAGTAATTTATATGGCGTAACTAACACTATTCCATATTTATTCACTGCTCTCAATTTCACACTTGAATTTACATAATCATCTAAGAACCTTATACTATTATACAACTCTGAATTCTTTAATTCTAAATCATATAAAAATTCAGTATTAGTTCTCTTTTCTGTTGTTTTTCTTTTTTTCATACTCATTACCTCCCAGTAATAATCCAATTTAACCTAAGAAAAACATGCGATGGATGGTCGCATGGCTTCGGAGTATCTTCCTATTCTTAGTCTGTGATTAACACATCGATACCCACCATACAGATGGGCACTATTTATAAATCACTTATACTTCTAATATCCTATCCTACCTTTTGGTGCACTATCTATTTTCCTTTTGGTGCACTATCTATTTTACAAGTAGGGGTTTCACGTTTACTTATATTTTTCGCTTTGTCTAAAAACTCCCCATAATATTCACACTCATCAACATATGGGCAAGCATTACAATCTTCAGGACAAGAAATATCCTCAATATCATTTCCCGTATTGAAACCAATTGCAGATTCTTTTACGTCAAAACTTTCAGAATATGACTGTAAATGAATACCTTTATATTGAAGACTAATTTGAATTCTGGTTTGTACCAGAGTTACGAGCGATTCCAACATTGGTTCTACATATTTCAACATTACATATACAAGTGCTGCAATTATTAAATAATTCATAGTTACCTCCATTCATAATTTAGCTTTTTATATCTACTATATATATTAATCAACTTTTGGCACGAAATATGCTTCCTTATCAGAAACCACCACTCCACACCCCAAAGTTCCCTTTAGTTTGCTAAATTTACCATATCTTCCAGCATAAGTGTTCTCATCAAATAAACATCCTGTGTTTAATCCAAATATACTGTCTCCATTTGGAGAAGTGGCATACTTAGCTCCCCCATTTGCATGAAGATGTGATACCACGGTACTCATTCTATTGGCTATTGCACTGTTTAGCGCACCGTCTTTGCCTCCGGCACATCCAATATGTCTATAATAAACATTATCAACTATGAATTCGCTTGCCAATTCCCATGTATCTGGTAAATTAAATAGCTCAGGTAGTGATTTTAAAAATCTTTCATCAATTCCAAGCTCTTTATTCATTCTACTTATCCTGTGATCATGATTTCCGATAGTCATTTTTGCTTTAGGAAAAGCCTCCACTAGTAACGCAACTTGTTTCAATGTCTCTTCATATTCTTGGTTTGCAGTCATTGCGTCAGTTTCAGATTTATGAAATGATATACTATGCCAGTCAAATAGGTCGCCATTGATAATAATTTCTTCATGACAACCAAATTTTGCATGTGTCTGTTTGATAAAATTCAACCACCCATCGATTGCAAATGGTAAATGGATATCACTAATTACCAACCTTGGTCTATTTATTTTCAAACCTTTCATAAATTGCAAATCATCAACTAATTTTCTATACACTTCCAGTTCTTTATATACTGCATATGATCCGAAGCTTTTAGGTTGTACTGCTTTTCTCAATACATCGCGATGAGTATCCAGCTCGCATAAATCAACAATATCTTGCCATTCGAGATTACTTGGTTTTTGCTCTAGTTTTATCCCACACAATCGCATTATATAATCTAGCTGCCCCTCTCCTTCGTGCTTCAAATATTCTTCCATTCACATCTCCTTTTCAAATTAAGTAAGTTTTATCCTTTTCCCTTCAGTTGGGATATGAATTCTTACTCCACCATTATAAGCATCATCCACTAATTCTTTCAATCCTTTAGCTCGTTCTATATCTCCATGTACGATTATTACATGCTTCATTTTCTTTTTTTCAGCAGTCAATAGCTCTGAAAGAATCTCCTTACCAGATGCATGACTTGATAACCCTGTGAAGTTTTTTACGTTCGCTCTAATATAAATAGTTTCTTTTGTTCCATCTATATTGGAAGTAATTGTCTTTTGTTTTCCCACTAATATCTTATGCCCAGTTGTATTTTCTGCACAATATCCACAGAATACTACAGTGTTCTTTCTTCCCTTTAATATTTCTGGTAACAGCATAGAATTGACGCCTGAGTTTCCCATTCCCGAGCTGCTAAATATCACGCAAGCATCCGGTGATTTAGAAACCGCTTCTATTTGTTTTCCATTTGTTATATGTTGTATTTTATCCCATCTAAATAAGTCCATTTCATCTTTCCATTTATTGGAATAAAATTCTTTGCCTTTTGATATTTCAGTATGGCATTTGTCCATCAATGGAGAAACCATCTTAATTGGAATTATTTCAAGCTCTGGATACTTTTTATATGTTTTCTTTGTATAATAAACCATATTAGTACTACGTGCAAATGCAAATACTGGAATTAGAGCTTTTCCACCTTTGTCAATGCATGTGCTTTTAATTAAATGATACAGATCTTCGATTATCTCATCTTCCGTTCTTTGTGGGATATGAAGATTCCCGTATGTGCTCTCAACTATAGCTGTTGTGATTTTCATTTTCTCAATATCCAATGGCTTTGTGAATGGAATTTCTCTCTTGCAGCTTGTATCTGACATATACAAAATAGTTTCCTTCTCATATCCATCTTGCACTTCTATTACAATAGAAGCTGATCCAGAGACATGTCCATTTGGTATAAATTTGGCTCGTATGCCATCTTCTAACTGAATCCAATCATCGTATCCGTAACATCTAGTTCTATCAATGGCGAACTGTCTGGATCTCATGGTCATATAAGGTTCTACTTTAGTACCCTTTTTTTGATTATATTTACTTAATGTTTCAACATTTGATTCATGAATTTTCAACCCATCTTCAGATATCCATTGTGATATTTTTGAAGTTAACTCAGTCATATGAATTATCCCATCAAATTCGAGTCTGCTCAATTGAGAAAGCCCCATGTGATGGTCTAAATGACCGTGTGAGACCAAAATATGATCAATGTCTGACATATTTCTATTAACTTTATTTGCTATAAAACTTTGTTTCAATGTCAATCGTCCAGATTGCACTGCTCCCATGTCTAGCATAATATTAGTTGTCTTATCATGAACTTTTATTTCTAAATAGTGGTTAGACCCAGTTACAATCCCCGAATTGTGCTCACTATATGTTATATTTATCTTCTTTTTATTTTTACTCATATCGCACAGCTTTCTTCAAATCGTTTCTCTTCAAATAACCACTCCTCTTTCTCTAATAGGCGATCTTCCAAATATTGTAACACTTTCCATGTAAAGTCTAACTGCCCTTTTAACATCTTTTT